ACGAAGCCGTTGCGGACGCCACAGCGCGGTCAAACGTCTCCTGCTGAATCCTGCCGGCCTGTAGGTGGGCCGTCAGTTCCTGCACCTGCTGGTCATACCGCTGCTGCGGCGTCAGGTTCGCTTGGATGATCCGAGCCGCGGCGGCCGATGCGTCTGCGCGGTCGCGTTCGGCCTGCGCGGCAGCCGCGTTCGCACCACTAGCCTCTGCCGCGGCACGGTTGTATGTCTCCTGCTCTATCGCACCTTGCGCGAGCAGCCGGTCGAGCCGCTCAAGCTCTGTTGCGCGACGCTCTTCCGCGGTGCGGTTCGCCTCCGTGACGCGGGCGCCTTCTGCAAAGACGGCCGCTTGCTCCTGAGCGGCTGCAGTCAGCCGCTCAAAGTCTGCCGCGAACTGTGTCGCACTTCCACCGTCTCGCAGGGTATTGATCAGTTCTTGAAACTGGCCGGCAACCTGCTCTTGGGCACGACCAGCCGCCTCGCTCGAGCCCTTGAACTTGTCAAAGACGCTGGTGAGTTTGTCGGCTTCAGTTCCCAGCCCGACGAGCGCACGCTGGACGGGATCGAGCTTGAAGCCCGAAGCGTCGGCGGAAATCCGCATCGCGAGTGAAAGGACGTTCGCCATCAACCACCTTCAAGGTTCGCCTTCAGTTGCTGCAACACGTCAATGATCTGATTCGTATGTTGCGGCGGCTTCTCAATAGGCACGAAATCTGACGGGCTCGGTGCCTTCCCCTTGCCCGAATACGGCGCGAGCATCGCCGACACGATCAATCCTGTCTGCTGCCAGTGGTTTGGAATCGCCTCGTAGTACCGCGTGTACGCCATCCACTCTGCCAGTTCACGGCAGGACATCCGCCGCTCTAACTCGCCTACCGTCATCTTCAAGTGGCCCGCCAAACGAAACAAAAATTGCCTCGTCGGGCGGAGGTTTAGTTTTTTGCGAGTGCCTCGACATCCTCATTCGTGACAGCGTTGTGCTTCATCGCCAGGTCGAACAACCGACTCATCACCTTCACCGACTTCGTGCCGAGTTTCTCGACCTGATCGTGCGTGAAGAGCGCCTTGCCGTCCTTGTCGCAGATGCACCGGACAAGCAGCTTCGGGCGCCACAATTCCATCTTTTCCTTTTTCTCAGCGAACTCCCGCTGGTACGCCTCCATTTCGCCCACGCTCATCACGCGGACGTAGACGGTTCCGCCCCACTCTTTGACTTCCACTGGTATGAGGTTCTGGTCGTTCGCCGCAAAGATGCCATCAGCCGTCAGGTCTACCATTGCAATTACTCCAAGACGATTTTGTAGGTGCCCTTGTGACGCCACACGTCATTCACTTTGGCGCCGATGTCAAGCGTCTGGCAGATCGCCTTGCACGACAGGGCGACCGTGATGATCGTCGCTGTTGCCGTGGCGACCCGTGCGGTCCCGCCAACGGCCAGAACGGCCTTGCGACCCCACTCACTTGAGCGGTTAAGCGCGGTCCCGAACGCCGTTATCTCGATGGACCCAGCGTCCATCGACCAGTACGCCGTGCCGGCAGTGCCGCCACGGCCTTGCGGCAGACCGCCGCCCACGAGCCACTTGATCTCGGTGATGTCACCGAGAGCGGTTCCGCCCCAGCTGGCCGTGATTCCTGACGTGACAATAGCGGCCATGACGGACTCCCGTCAGGCTCAACGCGCAATCGTGATGACAGCCTGCCCGCGAATGGCGTCGTTGGTCGCCAGCGTGAGAGACGAGCTTGCCACGGTGTAGTAGGACGCGGTGGTTCCGCCCAGGAAGACCGTGTTGCCCGCAACGCTGATGCGATACGTGCCCGTCGAGGCGTCGCTGATGACCACCGATCCGATGTAGTCGAACGTGAACTGACGCCCGCTGCCACCGTCCTCTGCCGCTGCGACAAGCGGACGCTGCATCGTTGCGGCCTGCTCGCCGGTCGTCTGGCCGAGGTGGGCGATGTCGATGGTCGAGTCACCACCGCCAGGGTTCGTGAACGCGATGGCGATGTTGGTGACGGTGTACTGGTTCGCGCCGAGGAACAGCTTCGTTCCCGAGCTGGCAACCGCAGTATCGTGGGGCGTGGCGAAATCAGGCACGGTGATCTCCTGTTATTCAGACTGCCAGAGGATGCTGTACGTTTGCGTGACCGAATACACGGGCGGTAGGTCGCCGCCAGCCAGCTGCACAAACCCGTCGGATTCGCTCTGCAGGCTCACGATCGACACGTGCATGTAATTTCCCACGCCGCCCGCGAAACCGTTCAGAACCGCCCGCACGCGGTCGGCAATCTGTCTTACTGCCGCATAACTCTCGGCATAGATATCGACCGCCAGCGAAACCGAGGGCATTCCCAGCGGGCCTCCAAGCGTCATTTCGCGGGTCACGTTTGACCGCCGCCAGGTGGCAAACGGCAGGGCCGCAGAGGCTGGGGCGATGACCGGGTAGATCCGGCCTCCCAACAGGGCCGCCACGTCTGGGTCGTTTTCCAGTTGGTCCATCACCAGCTGCTCAGGAATCTTTGTCATGGCGTGATGGTCCCCTGTGACGAGCGGCTGATGGTGCTGATTGCCTGCTCCAGCGTCAGGCGTAGTTCACGCTGGAGGATCTCCGCAATCGCCTGCTGCGACTCTCGGAACGCCGTCTCAACGGGAGGGCGACCACCGAGGCCGCCGGGACGCATGGGCGGGATACGGATCGGATCTCTCGACTTCTTAAAAAACGCTTGTGGATAGGGCGGGTTGGTCTGCACCGTCTTTCCGTCTTGGCTGGAAATCTTGAAGGGTCCGAGTTTGCGAAAACTTGATGCGTAGTAGTACCCGGCCGCCTTGAAGTTTTGGACGGCGTGCCCGGCAACGGCGTGACCGCCAATCTGATGTGCCCGCACGGCGAACGTCTTGCCCTTGCGGGTCATCTTGTATTCGCCACGCTGAAATGCACCGCGAGAAAACCCGCTGCGGCTGTAAGCCCTGACGGCAGTCATCTTGTCAATAAGCCGCTCGTCAGTGCCGTTCTCCAGCCACCACTGATGAAACGCCCGGTCTGGCCCGGCTCGGACGCTTCCGCCGGCTGCACTAGCAGATGATTCACTTCCGGCGCGGTTGTATCCAATGAGCCCGACTGCTGCGCCGTCCTTGGGGTACTTCACGACCTTTGAACGCGCCGCCCGCCGGAGGTTTCCGGTCGGCCCCTGTGGCGTTACATCACGGAGTTTCTCAAGCGCCGGCTTTACGGCCTTTTCGAGAGCCGCCTTTATCGCCGTCGCCTGTTTTGCCTTGTCTTGAAATAGGCTCCCGAGCGCCTGCTGCATGTTGCGCAGTTCCTGCTGGTCGATGGTGATTTGAATGACCGACATTCAGTCCACCCTTTCCGTGCAGAGCAGTTCGTGTTCGCTGCGGTTCGCGTGCTCCAGGCACGACGCGATTTCGAGGATGCGGCCCCGCCACGAAACCCGCATGTTTGAGTTCAGCCCGTCGAGATACCGCATCCGAACCCGGTGCGTGATCTCCGTTTGCTGCTGTCCGCTGGTCAGGAACTCGCGGGCCGATATGCCGTCAACGCTGGCCCAGCGTTCAGCGAACGTGCCCCACGTCTGCGTAGTCTCGCCCAGAGCGTTCCGGCTTTCGGTCGCCTGCTGGACGATGATTCGCTCGCGGAGTTTGCCGGGATCAATCGCCATACATCACCAAGGTCCAGGCCGACGTGCCCGCCGTGGTGGAGATCGAGAACGACGCCGTCTCGAACGCTTCCGAAACGGCAACCTGACCGGCACGGGAATAGAGCGTCCAATCGCCGGTGCCGTCGCACTTCACGCGGCCCGCAGCGTCTGCGGAAAACGCCGCCCGGCTCACGCTTGAAAACGACACGGCAGACCCAGCGGAATCCTTGTACGTGGTTGGAGCCACGGCAACGCTGACCGCAGCTGTGCCGCAGGTGCCGGCCACGATGGCGATTTTTCCGAAGTCGTATTCGGTCGCGTGCTGCAGCGTGATCGTCTTCACTGCCCGCACGCCGGTCGCCGTGGCCGAGTCGGCAAACTGCACGTCGATGGCGAACTTGCCAAGTACGCTCACAGGTATGACCCCCACTTCGCAGAGTCGAGAAGGCTTTTCACGCCGAACGGAATCTCCGTCATGGAAATACCATCGGCCGCCATGCGCCGTTCGTACCAGTAGCCCACGAGCCAGAGGATGGCGTTGCGAATCCGCTGCTCTACGTCCGTGCCGTCCTCGCCCTTTCCGCCCCACCACGTCACCGTGACGGCGTTGTAGTCCATCAGATGCGAGGGCCATGAGCCGTTGTAGAGCGTGCGGATGACGCCGGGCACGCTGTCACGGTCAACCCGGTACTGATTCGCCGCCAGCGTAGCCGTGGTCTGGTTCTCGAGCGTGTACGTCACCGTGACCGCAGTGTAGGCCGTATGCGTTGCCATCGGCGGCCGGGGCAGTTCGACTTCGTTCGTCGGGAACGAGTCGAGGGTCATCATGTACCGCGTGTGTACGAACGTCTCATCACAGTAGGCCGCACACCACTCGCGGGCCGCAGTGATGAGCGATGCGATGTAGGCGTTGTCGGCGTCGGTATCGACGCGGCAGTGTGCCTTTGCATCGGCTAGGCTGACGGGCTCAACCTTCGGATGCGTCAGGGTCTTGATGCTTCGATACCGCACGTCGCGTAGTCCTTCGTGGTGTCACGTCGGCCCGTTCCGCGACGGGTTCGACCGCTGCCGTCTCGATCAGGTCCAGTTGTTGGTCACGCTCCGCGATGCCGTCACGAATCAGACGGACGGCGGTCGCGTCTTCGCAATCAACCAGCGTGCCGACGCTGTACGTCGAGTAGTTCTTCAACAGTCTTATTTTCA